ACAGCGAGCACGTCATCCGCCAGGTGAGCGTTGGGACCCTGCATGCCAACGCTCACCTGGCGGATGACGTGCTCGCTGTGGTTGGTGGCAGTCAAGCGCCGAGGATCGCTCGGGCTTGACGTATCTGCTTCCCCGAGGAACAGACCATCCTGTCCCTCGATATCAAGTCTGATGACATCAGCCATCTAGTTCCTCCTCATCGACGTACTGGATCAGTCCGTCGTCGCCCCTGACAGGAGTCTTTCTGACCTTGCCTCCCTTCCTGCCATCGACGTGCACATTGATGACCGGCGCCGGCTGTTCCCGCAGCGCTTCGGCGAACTTCATCAGGTCACCTGTGCTGATACCGAACTGCTCCCGCTGTGCGGTATCATCATCGATGTCATCTTCTGGCGCAAAGTCAGCCAGACGCAGCCCGTGCCCTTCATTGGGCGGCTGCTGCGCGAACTGCAAGGAAAGCTGCTCGCGCCTGTGGTCATCCTTGATACGACCCAGGATGTGATCCTTGAGGTCGCCACGCTTGTAGTCCCGTCGTTCGAGCCTGCCCAGGACTCGGAGGAGTTCTGCGTCCGTCAGTGAGTTGAAGGTTCGTTGGAGCCAGCCCTTGGGGGCGACAAGGCGAAGGTAGCGTCGAGCCCGTCGAGCGCCCTCCACCTTTGCTCGGAGGTGCGCGTCGAGTGCGTCAACAAGGTGGTCCAGGCGCTGCTCGCGCACATCGCGACGGAAGGCGGCAATATCAACAGCATCGACACTGGCAACTCGCCCCTTGAGGAAGTCGCGTGCATCCTGTTCCTCCAGATCGTGTTCGAGGCCCGCTGCCTCGCGGATAAGATCGACGCGGCGGTCCCACTCGTCAGCCGTCACACCCTCGGGGATGTTGGTGCGCGGCGGCTCCAGGGCGCGCGTAACCTCGGTGATGAACGCCGGATCGCTGTCCTTCGTCGGTACGAGGAATGAGCTGTGCACGCCCTCCTGGCCGTAGATGACTACGTTGCTGTCGCTCTTGGACTTCTGGAGCCTCACGCTCGCGCCGTCGTAGTTGCCCAGCTCGCGCTCGATGAACTTGCGCGAAGCATCGGGGAGCAAGTCGAGCTGTCCGTCCTTGTCCTCGACGGGTGCGCCACCAATAGTGACAGGTTCGACCTCGGGTGCCAGGCCGAACAGGACCGGCGCCCCGTCGATCATGCGGATATCAGCCACGCTCGTGCTCCTCGATGAGCTGGTCAGCGATGACGCCGAGAAGGATCTTCTCCTCCACCTCGGTGGCGTCTGACATCAGGTAGGCCGTGCACGTCTCGGGATCGAGATATCCGCGCCGGCCGTCACCATTGGTGGGCAGATGCTCGACGTACTTGACGGAGAAGTCTGCGCGCGGGATGGGCTCGAAGCCCAGCGTGCCGAATGGGTGCTCCTTGCCGAGCTGCTTCCACGCCTCGCGGATCGTGGCCAGCTTGCCGTTGCGCTCGCGACAGTCCTTGTCGAACTCCTCGCCGTCACGCATCCTGACGTACTTGAGCTTAGATGCCTCAGCCGTCAGCAGTGTCGTTGCGTTGACGGCATCGCGCGTCTCGTTGTGCGCCACGCGGCTGGACTTCCACTCGGGGAAGCCGTCGAAGTGAGCGCGGATCTCGTTGGCGATCTCTTCCTTCGTGTTGCCGCTACGCAAGCGACCGACCACGAACTCGTGCAGCTCGTCGCGCACCGTGTCGTGCGTGGTGTTGACCAGACGCTCGACCGCGCTGTCCAGGAAACTGCTCACTGCATCGTCATCGGGCGTGCCATCGATGTTGAACTTACCCTGAGCCAGCTTGGTCGCACGCTTGACCATCTTCTCCAGGATGGCTCGGCTTCGCTTGCGCAGATCCTCCAGGCCCTCGCTGTCGTGCTTCCAGCCATTCAGCAGCTTGTTCGCCAGCTTGATGGCCTCCTTCTTGGTGCGGCTCCTGTCAGCGAACGCTACAAACTCACCGGCATCGTCGCTCAGGTTGATGTCGAAGTCGTTGACGTAGCTGGCAAAGTCGGGGTACAGCATCCGGTACTGACCGAGCCAGAGCTTGCGAAGCTGGAGCGCCAGCGCCTTGAGCGCCTTGTCATCGAAGTGCATCGATGATGGCAGGCTGGCGATGAAGTCCTCGCTCGCGCTCAGCACGATGGACTCACCGGGCTGCACGTAGACCATGCGCTGCTCGTAGTCATCGGAGAAGCCAGTCAGAGACGAGCCCGCAGGATTGGGCTGCGGCACAGAGCCACCGTTGGTCTGTCCGTTGAGGCGCTGTGCACTGACCACCGACACGGCACTGGTGCCACCGTTGACAGCAGGTGGCGTGCTAGCCGCGCCCTGGTTGATGAGCTGCTGCTGGGCGTTGTACTGCTGCTCGGGCGTGAGTAGCGGAACGTTGAGCCGGCGCAGGGCCTCGCGGATGTCAACGCCGAGACTGGCGGGATCTGCCTGACCCACGAGCTGGATGAGCTGCTTGAGGAGGTCGATGTCCTCCTGAGCGAAGCCGTGGCCGATGATCCGGCACTTGCCACCGTTGGCGACGAACTCGGGGAAGTTGAGCTGGAGGAGCTGCGGCAGTACGTAGTCGTTGATGACAGCCGCTTCCTCGTCCCACTTGAGCGCCTGGCTCTCGGTGAAGATCTCGGCCATCTGCGTGGCGACGGTGCGGCCACCAGAACCCCCAGTGGACTCCACGAACGCCTGCTCAGGAATCCACAGAGCGCGGAGCTTGCGGATGTCAAGGTAGTTGAACGAGTCATCGAAGTGCTGGAACGGGTTGCCAGTCACCTCCAGGAACTCGAACTTCCACTCGCGCTCAGTGGTGCCCTTCTCCTCCAGTCCTGACGTCGCCATGGTTGACGGCACTGCGGCGATGGCATTGGACCGCAGGCGCTCGGCGGCGTTCAGGGCGATGTCCTGGTAGCTGATGCGCTCGCCAGTGTCGTCGTCCTCGAAGAATCCGGGCGGGTGGTAGGCCACGATCGGCGGGATGGCCATGCGCTCGAAGGCACGGTCGTACTGCGCCCAGCGGTACCAGTAGCTCCACCAGTAGCGATAGGCGTGACGGATCAGTGGGCGACCGTAGAGCGAGCCAAAGCTGCCATCGCGCTCGTTCGTGCACCAGAGCGCGTGGTAGACATCGACCTCCATTGTTGACTTGCGCGGGCCACGTGAGCCGGCCTGTGCTGCCTGTGCTGCTGCCGACATCTCGTACTCGAAGCCGTCGAACTCGCCGCTGCGCGGACCGGATGTGACGAACTTGGGTGTCACCTTCTCGGGCTCGACCGTCGTGAACGGGCGCCACATGATGGGCTGGATGGCACCAGCGTTCCAGATCGGCTGGGTCTGTCCGTTCTCATCAATGTAGACACCGTTGGGGGTGTCGAGCTTGAAGCGCTTGACGAGGGCCTGGTAGCCGAAGTCGTAGTCGAGCGTGGCCTGGAGCATGAATCGCGCATGGATCTCGCGCCATGCTGCATCCATGAACGCGGCGACCTGGGCGTTCGGCCCGTTGCGGTCTCGCGCATCCATGTGCCAGTTGGCTCGCACGAGCGGCACGCGCTTGTAGTGCAGGCCGAAGGCGATGATCGGGTCCTCGCGCATCTCCCGCAGCTTGTTGAGCGGGACCGACGTGGGATCGTACGGCTGGCCGAGTGCAGTACTGAGCCTCTTCCAGTCGGTATCAGTCGGCGTCTGATCGCGGGTTGTCGGCGCCTGCTCGGCACCAATGACGCTCTTGGTCTGCTTCTGGAGAACCTTCGGATCGATGACAGACGGAGTATCGATCTTGGCGTCGCTGGTGTTGGCACCCCCGTTTCCTGCGGACATGGGCTACCTCGTCCTCATGGGAGTCATTGCGAACTGATCGGTGGGGTGCTTGACGCCCGCACCAGAGAAAGCGGCCGGACCCATGTGCTCGCGCTCACGGACCGGATGGCTGTTGTTACTTGTGCTGACAGTAGACGAGCGGTTGGTTGGCTTCTCGCCGGCCTGACGACGAGCACGATCCTTCGCGTGGATCACCTCAGTGTTGCCGATGCAGTACCGCCACGCAGCCATCGCGTGGTTGTTCTTGTCGTACTCGTCGTCAGTACCGGGCTTCTTCTGCCAGATCTCGACTTCCTCGCAGAAGGCTGGGCACTCCTCCACATCAACCACGAAGCGGCGGTCGATGACAAGATTCTGGACAATGGGGATCAAGCGATCCTTCTGCCGCGTCTGCACCGGCCACTTGCCAGGCATGCCCCGTCGAGCGAAGAGGTTGCGATCGCCCTTCCCCTGCTGATCCATGAAGCGTCCGGCGACCTTCCAGCGCGGGCCGTGGCGCTGGCGCATCGAGCCCTCGTACGCCTCGCACATGTCCGCGAGCTTGGCCGTGTCGATGTCGGCGCGATAGATCTCGTGGAAGAGGATGTAGTCACCCGGCTGCATCATGCGCGTCTCGTAGTCGAAGGTCAGGACTTCGACAGGATGCTTGACGTACTGGATGTAGAGCACTGCATAGGGATTGGTGCCGCCCCAGTCAATGCCCTGGTAGATCGGACCGATCATCGGGTCAGGGTCGTACTGGCGGATGCCATGCAGCGACACCGACCAGTCCTGGATGTAGGCGTTCTCGTCCTGACCCTCGCGGCACTCGTGCTGGAGACGCCAAGTGCCAGGAGTGTTGCGCAGGAAGGTGGCCACGATGTCCACGTACGGCTTCCAGCCATCTGCACGGAACGCCTTGCCCTTGCAGCATCCTTCGAGCGTGCGCGGCTTGCCGACCAGATCATCGCTCGGTGCGTCAGCGGTGGTCCAGTGGCCCTTGACCGCACGATGACACATGCACAGCTCGTCAGGATCACGACCGGCTGCGAGGAGGGCCTTGCGGCGCTCCTTGTTGGGTGCCTGACGACAATGAGGCTGACGCTCAGCGGTCTCCCAAATGCACCACTTGACGACCTCGAACTGTGGAAGGTTGCCCTTCTTGACCGCATCCTCGTTCTCCAGCACGAGCGAGTGCATCATGCCGTTGAGCGAGTTCATTGTTGATGTCACAATGTCCTGCGGAGGGATGATGCTGTTGTACTTCTCTCGCATCCAACGCGGCAGTGTTCCTGACGCCTGCTTGGAGACCGCCATGCCTCGCGACTGGTTCCAGACCGTCACCTTCATCTGGTCAACCTCGTCGGCGCCCGCCTTCTGAGGGTGAGGACCGGAGACCGCGTTCTCTGAACCAGCGACAACCTCGATGCGCCCGCCGTTCTTGAACTTGGTCTCCGACTTCATCGGCTTGTCAAGAATAGCGTCCTTCACCTTGTCCAACCGTCGCCCAGTCTCGTGGTCGTGCTCGTAGCACCACTCCTCGACGTTGCGATAGCAGCGGTTGCCCTGCTCTTGCGTGGCGCCGAACTGGAGTCCTTCGCAGCCAGGCTTGTACGTCGCGTTCAGGTAGTGGAGGATGGCGACGATGAAGGTCTTGGAGCCGCCTCGATTGGCGAGTCCGAGCGCGCCTTGGACCGTGACCCTCTCGCCATCAGGCATGATGACGTGAAGTCGCTCGAAGTAGCAATCAGCAAGCAGGGTGAAGGGTGCCTGATGGTCATCGCATACGGCGATACGCGGAATCCTGACGCCAATGACATCAATGACCCACTGGTGGAGTTCGTCATCGTTCTGCGGACCGTCGTCTTGCAGCCGCCGTCCAAGGGTTCGGGCGCGACGGACCTGATCCCGCAGCTTCGTCTCGTCCATTGACAGCAGTGACTCCGCTGTGATCCCCAGCTTCTCCGTCACCCAGGGCGGCAGCATCTCCTCGATCATCTGAAGGCGAGAGTCTTGTTCCGCTTCCCTCGATGACAACTGCGTCCTCGATCTCTGTTCCGTACCCGTCAAGGTGCGTCGCCGTTGAGGCTTCGACCTGCGGATGACGGAGCGCCGCGATGAAGGCATGGATCAGTTCCTCCCGGTCCATCTTGTCAAGTTCGCTGTCGAACTTGTCCTCGTTGAGATTCTGCGCTCGCTCCTTGTACTCCAGATCGATGGCGAGCTTGATGGCCTCCATGCCGACACGAGGATTGGAGTCCTTGAGCGCCTTGTCGATGACCCGCTCCATCTGGTCAGCCTTGCTGGCCATGCGCTCTGCCAGCAACTCTGACAAGCGCGACCCATCATCAGGCCGCTTCCGTCGCTTGCCCTTGCGGTTACTGCCTGCGCCGAGACGCCCCTGAGCCACGAGCTGGAGCGCGCGGATCTGAGAGTTCTTGTGGTAGGGCTCATCGCCCACCGGCAGCGATTCGCCAAGCTCGGCCAGCTTATCCAGGGCGTTTACCTGGGCCGGCGTGAGCCCGGAGTCCTCGACATCATCCGGGTCATCGCGGCCATATGCCTCGATCTCTACTGACGCCATTGCGCACCAGTTTACCCGCTGGAATGCGGTGCAAGGGGTGCGCTTTTGAGCACTCTTTACTCGTCGGGTGGCCAGTCTCCGTAGACGTCGAAGTAGGTTGTATGCATTCTTGTCAATGCCTCGTCAACGATCGAGAGATGGATACGCTGCTGGAGCGTCCATGTGTCGGTCAGCTTGTCCCATAGCCGACCCTCTGACAGACGGGCCACCCAGCTATGATCCATGCGCAACTCGTTGGCCATACCAGCGAGGCTGTTCTCCTGGATCTGCTCGCGCAGCCAGGCCGAGAACGGCGCTAGCTCGACCAGTGGATCGCCAGGACCGCGCTGGCCCTTCTCGATCTCACGTTGCTGCCGTAGCTCCTCCATGCGGCGCTCTCTACGGAGTGCGCGCCGGCGCCTATTGATGACAGTGCGCTTGTTGGGATCAGACCGACGCTTGCGCGTGTGCTTGGTCACGCACGCGCGACAGTACGACTTGTAAACAGGAGTGCCATCCTTGCGCCGCTTCTGGATGGTGAACTCACTCAGGGGGAGTGGGTTCGGCCCGTCATGGTCTTCGTACTTGCAGGTCTTGGTCTCTGTGCTAGGAGCGCTCAAGGAGAGTGGGAGCCGCAAGTGCCAACGTCATCGCATCCATGATGTCGGTTCCACCCGTGGTCTTGCGGCCGAAGTCGAAGTTGGGGATGTACTTCGCTCGGACTTCCCATGCGTCATCTTTGCTGATATTGCCCTTCTGAAACACGACCTTGCGCGCCTGCGTGATCGGTCGGTGGATGACCATCGCAGACTTACAGCGCCGTGCTACGAGCAAGGCCACTGCCTCGCGGTGAGACAGGGCTCGAACGACCTTCACGTTATGGAAGACGGCCAGCTCCTCGACAACAATGAGGTCAGGCTTGATGATGCCGAGCTGCGCATGCAGCCAGTGCTCGTATTCGCGCAGCATCGTGGCGTCGCTCTCGTCCCTGGGAGCGTCGCTCTGGAACGTCACCGCTCGAAGAGGCTTGCCGTCGCGTGCGAGCGCCAGGGCCGATATGCCTCGGCTCGCGTAGTCCAGTCCAGCTACCAACATGGGGGGATCAGAAACCTAGCACATCAAACGACGCCGGTACGCTCGTCCTCTTCGCGCATGGCCTCCATGATGGCGGTCTCCATTCCAGGCATGTCGTCGTTCTCGATGTAGCGCTTGTGAGCTGCCGCCATCTGACGCTCGTATCGCTGACGAGCTTGCAGCTCCTTGTACTCAGGCGACTTCCACCAAGCCACACGGCGACGGTCATCATCAACGATCATCGCGTTCCAGCTTGCACGAACGATGTGAGCACACAAGACAATGACGCCGAAAGCCATCCAGGCGATTCCAACGGCAGTGGCAGCATCCATTACTACTTTACCTTTCTCGCCCAAGGATTAAGGTGTTCGTCCTCTTGCTGGCGCTGCATCGCTGCGTGAGCCTGGTCTTCGCCCCACCAACCGAAGTTGGTGTAGTAGCAGCGCAGATCGCGACTGTAGCTGTAGATCGTGACAATACTACCGTCATCGATTTCGATCTCAGTTCCTCTTGGCAGACGCACGAGCACGCTCCACATGAATGCCAAGCACGATGCCATAGAGCATCGCAGCTCGGAAGAGATTGTAGGTGGCAACATGGTAGACGCCGTATGCACCGAGACGGGTGCGGTTCTTGTGGACCAGGCCCTTCACGAACTCACTGCCCTCGCGAGAGTCGAGCCCCACAATCTCACACCCCGCCTCGATGCTGGGTCCTTCGCCCGCCGCCCATGCGACCAGCTCCGGGTACTCCAGGCGTGCCCGTCGAGCCAGGTCATTGCGAGCTGATGTCAGGGCGCGCCGGCCAATCTTCACCAGAGATCGCCTGCCCAGTTCCACCACCAGATGGCCCAGTCAATGCCAAGATGGATCAGCACCGGGGCGACCATCAGAAAGATGGCTGCGGTGAGCAAGTAGGCGATGGCCCTTGTCCACGGGCCATGCTCCTCTTGAGCCTCCCCATTGACATCATCCTTGCTGACAGTCATCGGATTGATCTACCGCGCCCGCTTCCACGAGCTGTGCCCTTGCCAGATCCGAGCGCGCGCCCTCGTGTGCTGGCCTTGCTGGTACGCGCGTCCTCTGCCTCAGCCTCGTCACCGACGAAACCGCCGACACGGCTGACGGTCTTCCAGCGGAACTCCAGCGTCTTGCTGAGATCGCGGAAGCGCACGTAGGCGCTGTATGAGCTACGGGCTAGCGATCGTGCTGCAACAACGCTCTCATCCGTCTTAGCCCGAGCCCGCCGCTTGGTGTCGTTGGACTCGTCAGCATTAAGTAGTGCGTCTTGCTCTAGGTACTCCGCAATCTCCTCGTAGAACCCGTGCTCGATGTAGTTAGTGCTGGCCTGCCACAGCGCCGTGGAGTAGGCGTTGGCGAACCGACCGAGCAGGTTCGACAGCTCGTTATGATCGACTGCTGCCACGTCATCAGGGATGTCGGGCATGTCGCCTTCCCAGTCATCGGGAGGCGCAAGGCCGGCGAGGTCGAGTTGCTTCTCGTGGAGCTTCTGCGTGACGAACGCCTCCACCAGTCCCTTCGGGACCATCTGAAGCAGTGCTTCCTCGGAGCCCTTCTTGGGCTTAGAACGGCGCGAGGCCGCGCCCTCAGACTTCGAGGACGCGACCTTGGACCGCGTGATGCGGCGTGCCGGGGGCATCGCTACCCGATGGTGAGCGTGGTGTCTTCGGTGATGACGATGGAGCCCAGCTCCTCGCTGCCGACCACGATCGTGAGAGTGAAGCCCTCGCCGTCGCCCTCGGGCTCCTCGTCGTCCTCTTCGTCGGCACCCTCCTCCTCGCGCAGCTTCTCCACCACGCCCTTGAGGAACTTGACGACGCCAGCCCGCTGAGCCTCCTCGTGGTTCTCCTCGAAGTAGAGAATGCCCTCGGCCTGCTCCAGCGTCAGACGATCGTCGTCGTCCTCGGGGAGATCGGCGTACTCCTGGATGACGCTCTTGATGTCCTTCTGCGTCGAGGTGAGGTAACCCTCGTACGGCTCGCTCAGCTCCTCATCGCCGTCCTCGTCCTCCTCCTCCTCGTCGTCTTCCTCCTCATCCTCCTCTTCCTCGGCGTCGTCATCGTTGTCGTCGCCGTCCTCCTCCTCTTCCTCTTCGTCCTCCTCGTCCTCCTCCTCGTCCTCGGCCGGCTCCCAGTTGAGCACGCCCTTGCGCTTCTTGCCCTCGTTCTCCTCGTACTCCTTGATGGCGGCGATGTCGTCCTCGTCCAGCTCACCCGAGTCGAACGCGGCGATCACGTCCTTGACGGACATGCCATCGAAGCCCTCGATGATGGACTCGGGGTCGAACCCGTCCTCCTCGTCCTCCTCCTCTTCGTCCTCTTCCTCCTCGGTGGCCTCGGTGATGGCGTCACGGATGTCGTCGTCCGACATCTTGGTGGTCACCTTGATGTCAAGCTCGTTGTCCTTGATGTACGCCTTGAGGCCCTT